ATGGAAGCGCTTGATGAACGAGTCCGCCTCACGGCGAATCGGCATGGGGAGGTCGGCCCGTCCAGTGATCTCGGCGAGACGGGCTATGGACCCGATAGGGGTCTTCCCGGCCGCACTGAGAAGACCGCTGAGCTGCGCGCTGGGTACGTCCTCCGCATCGAAGAGGTTTCGCTTCGAGTTCTGGCGAATCCAGTCCCTGACAGGGACCTGCTTGGCTGTGCTCGCGGCTTCGCCACCGACCATCTTCAGGACGTTGGTCAGCTCCTGTCGGATGCCCTCAGCGGCGGGGCTCTTTACAGCGTCCCCGAACATCTCGGTGAACGTCCGGTCGTAGTTGTCCGGCACCTTGACCCTCGGCACCGGAGCGTTGTAGCGCTCGTAGAGCTTGGTCAGCTGCTTCTCGGCGTCCGGCAGGGTCTTCGACAGGAAGGTGCCCTTGGCGACGTCGCCGGAGACGGACCCAGCGGCCCGCTCCACCTTCCGGTTGTAGTCGAGCCACGCCGACTGCACCTCCGGGATCTTGGACTCGGAAGCCCACTTCGACACGGTGCCGGGAGTGAGCTCCTGCGGCTCGATGGTGCGAACAGGTGCAGACGCTCTCTGGGCAGCAGGCGTAGATGCCAGCGCGTCGTCGAGAAGCGCCTCGCCTTCGTCCACAGCTCGTGCAGCAGGGGCAGCTTCGTCCACGACCTTGCGGGCCTGGACGGCGTCCTCGACGCCCTTTACAGCAGACTTGCCGAAAGACGCGGCCTTCGACCCGGCCTTGGCGATGAGTCCGCCAGGGATGTATGTCAGCGGGTCCAGCCCGACGTCTCCGACGAACCCGAGAACGCCCTTCAGCACCGGGTTGACGTTGTCCTCGATGTCCTCGTAATTCGGGTCGTTGATCTTGCCGTGACGGTCGGTCTGCTCCTCGATGACCCGACTGAAGGTGCGCTTGCCCTCCTCACCGGAGGTGCCGAAGAAGCTCGACAGGAAGTTGGTTGGGATGGCTGCGATGCCGCCAGCAGCCGCTATCGGGTTGCCGCTCTCGCGGGAGTCAGCGATGCCCTCCGAGACGCCCGTCACCGCGTTTGTCACGCCATACAGAGGACGGCTGAGGACATCGATGATGGTGTCGAGCACGCCGTAGGGCTTATCGGTGTTCTTCGCCGCGCCGGAGAGACCTGAGAAGTCGTAGTGCGGCATAGCAGATGGCTGCTGCCGGGGGCGGGAGCCAGCAGCAGCCATCTGGCTGTAGTAATCGGAGAAGGTGACCACGAGGTAATCCTACTCGGTCAACCGTAAAGCTTGCCAGCAGTCCCGATGCCCTGAACGAGCTTGACGATGTCCGAGATGTCCAGGTCAGGGAACTGCTGCTGGAGCTGGGTCACGAAGTTCAGGCCCAGACCTGCCCGGTCGACAGGCTGAGGCTGGTTCTGCTGCTCGAAGAGCCACTTGCTCACGTCGTCATTGTAGTTACGCTGACGCCAGGCGTCTTCGTAGAGGGCATTCGCCAGGCCCATGTTCTGCGACTGCGACTGCTGCTGAGCCTGCCGGTTCGCTTCCTGCTCCTGCATGTCGTACTGAGCCAGCAGAGATGCAAGCTCCGACTGCACGCGAGATCGCTGAAGGTTGCCCTCCAGGCCCGACGCTCCGGCCAGGTTCGTGTTGTGCGTCAGAGCCGCCTGCTGGTTCCGGGACAGCGCATCGCCAGAGATCTGACCGCGAGCGGCAGCTTCCGCAACGGCTCCAGCCGTCTGGGAGTTCAGGTCTCGGCCTCCTGCGATGATGTTGCCCTGAGCCTCTTCGATTCCGAGGTTCCGGAGAACCTCCAGGTTGCGGTCGTCGGCCGCGTTCGATGCACCCTGAATAGCCTGCTGCGTGTCAGCTGTGCGAGAAGCAGAGTCGTCGATAGCGCCCTGGTAGTTCTGCTTGATGCCAGCAGCGTCACCCCGAATGGAGTTGGTCAGCTGGTTATACATGGCCTGGAGCCGGGCGTCATACTCCCCTGCACGCCGACGTGCGTCATTGCGCTGCGGGTCGTAGTTGACCTGCCCGAAGCCTCCCTGGCTCATCGAGCTGACCTGCTTCAGGAAGTCCATGAAGCTCGGCAGAGGGGTGTCTCCGACAGGGGAGGGAGCCGGTCCCTGAGCAGCCATGTTGAGAATTCCGCCGCCGAGCAGATCGCTCACCTTCGGGGTGCGATCTGCCATCTGACGCTGAGCGATGGTTGCGGAGTCCCAGCCAGAGTACCCACCGCTGCCGACCGCTCGGGGGTCGACCATCGTCCCCTTCTTGAGCCGGTTCTTCTTCTCGTAGGCCGCCAGAGCGTCGGCCGCCGTGTTGATCGGCTGGAGCCCGACCTCGTACTTGTCGTCGATGCCGTTGCGGTTCTTGTCAACCATCTCAGACCCCGAATCCGTACTGGGCCGCACGGCGCATGATCGCCTCGGCCCGTGCAGCCTGCTGCGCTGCGGTGTTCTCGTCCGCAGCCTTGGTCTTCTGTCGGGTGAGGTCCTGGACGAACTGGTCATTCGACGTGCTGAGACCCTCGTACTGCTTGTTCAGGGTACGAGAGAGGTCGTTCTGAGCCTCGCCGTAGGCAGAGCTCTGGACCATGTTCCGAGCGGCATAGTCGTTGAGCATCGCCTGGTAGGCACGGCCAGCGGCCGTTGTCTGGTCCTCGTAGTTCCAGGACGGGTCAACGCCTTCGCCGGACGGCGCGATGTAGCCGAGCTGCTCCAGGGCATTGCTGTAGTCGAGCTTCCGGTTCGACAGCTGGGTGTCGATGTCCGTGTTGAAGTTCGTCAGCTGCTTCAGCAGCGCGGACAGGGTCGCCTGGTAGGAAGCGTCCCCCTTGAGGTAGTCCTCCTCGGAGGGCACAGAAACAGAGAGGCCGCCGTCGCCCCCGCCATCCACGCTGTAAAGGGTGCTCCCGCCTCCGAAGCTGCCGCCACCACCGCTACCGCCGCTCGACCGCTTCGGGGCGGACGACGTCCGAGGCGCGTTCCGGACAGGGGCCATCGGAGCCCACGCAGCACTGCGAGGGTTCACCGGCCCCTTCCCGAGGTTCGGGGCAGGCTTGGGGATCAGCGGACTGTTTCGGATGTCGAATGCAGGCGCTCCGCCGCGCGCTGGCTGGTCGATCCTGAATGCCATTATCGGCCTCCCTGCTGTCGCTTCATGATGGCCCGGCGACGAGCATCGCGCTCCGTGTAGCCGGTCTTGGCCGCCGCCCCGGACTTTCCTGCGTTCGGGTAGGGGCGACCTCCGCCGTAGGCCCTGCGACCTGCCGACAGGGGGTTGTAGGCACCTCCGCCCTCTGTCGAGGCGTTCTTGCCCTTGAGAGGGTTCAGATAGTTCGCAGCCATGATCGCATCTTACCTCAAGAGATCGTTTTGGACACAGTCTGCTTCTCGGTCATGTAGGTCGAGAGCGTGAAGATCTGGACAGGCGCTGTGGCGTCCGATCCGTCCGTCTTGAAGGTCACCCGGAACTGGAGCTGCCGGAACCGCAGCTTCTTCATGAACTTCACGAACTTCCGGAACGGCCCCGGTCCTGCATTCACGTCCGTTGTCACCGAGGAGTCCGACAGGTAGGGGTGCGCCCAGGTGCCTCCGAGGATGGTCCCCCAGGAGATCGCCTCTGTAAAGAGCTTGCCCCAAGTCGTTGAGAGGTTGTAGACGCCAGGGATCACCTGACCCTGGATCTCCGTCTTGAAGATTGCGTCGATGCCCCACCAGAAGAGCACCTTGAACGAGCCCGGTACATCGAAGTTGTAGTTCTTCGTGCGGAGGATGCAGAGCATGTCCTCCCTGCCGCTGCCGAAGCCGTCCTCGATCCGGAGAAGCGGGACGAGGGAGTTGTTCGCCTTGATCGAAGGGGAGCCAGACACTTCTCCGGACCAGGAGAACCGGAAATTTTCAGTCTCTGCGTTGTATCCGCTGAAGGTCTCAGTCTCGCCGTTCGTGAGAGCCCCTGCCTTGTCGATCCAGAACTTCAGGTTGGCTGTAGCTACAGGCATACGGATTCCGGTCGGCGTCCTCATGAACACCGCTCCCTGCGGAACCGTGATGGTCTGGGAGACCGTCGTCCACCCCGTGTTGGTGATGGGCGTATAGGTGATGTCGGAGATGGTCGAGCCGACGATGGTGCCGTTGCCCGCCCCCTCTGTTCCCGTCTCATCGATGAAGTCTGCGTAGATGTACCCCTCGAACGACCCCGCCTGGGCAGAGCGCAGGAAGCTCACCAGATAGATAACCTGGCCGGGTGTCACCCGCGTGTTGTAGGTGCGGACCTGCGACCTCACATTATCTCCAGTGGTGAGGAACTCAACGGCAGCAAAGCCGGAGGGGTTACTGGAGTTGAAAGCGATGTCCTTGGACCCTGTGCTGTTGCCCCAGTAGCCCTTTCCCTGTGCGGCCTCTGGGTTCCAGATGAGGTTTCGGGACACCTCAGCAGAGCTGAAGCCGTTGCCGGACGGGAGAGCGTAGCCGACGTCCGCATCCGAGTCGGTGTAGGGCATCATGATCTGACCGATGGGTCCCCAAGCGTCCGACCGCCAAGTGGTCCACGTCTTCGTGCGAAGGCTGTAGACGTAGATGTTCTCGTAGAAGCTGTAAAGGACGCGGTTGTTGAACAGCGACACAGTGAACGGAGTGTCCGTCGATCCGGGGTTGTTGGTTCGGAACGGCACCTTGATGTTGATCTGGCTCACACGGTTGTTGACGAACTCATACGCCTTCTCGTCGTACATGAAGTACAGGTAGTTCTCGTAGGTGACGAGAGCGTGCCGAGACTGAAGTCCGACACCGGGCACGATCACACCTTGGATCGCTGCGGCAGGATCTGAGCCATACTGGAAGCTCCAGATGCTCTTGGTGCGGAAGACGAGCATTGTGTCGTAGTAGGTCACGATCTTGACGACGTTCTGACCATCGCCGGAACCGACGTCGATGAACGCTGGAGACGTCCAGAAGCTCGGCTGCCCAAGCACCTTGGAGTAGTAGACCCGTGTCGGGTTCGATCCGCCGATCCCCTGAGCAACCCAGAGGCGGCTCTTGTACGAAGTGATGCTCGACCCCTTCGGCATCGCAGAGTCAGCGACGAAGCCCCCTGCGGGGGTCCAGTACCCTCCAGGGTCAGCCTCTCCGACAGGGGCTACGAGCCAAGCCTTGCCATCGAACTGCGTCATGTCGGCAGCGGCAAACGTGCTCGTGATGAGCGTCCACGTCCCGGACGAGAACCTGTACGTGGAAGACAGGCCGTCGCTGGCGATCAGGATCGGGACACCCGCCGTGTCGTAGAAGAATCCGAGGAGCCTCGGCGTCCGGCCGACGAACGGGATTCCAGCTCCAACGTCTGTAAAGGGCGGCCTGCTCTTCAGAGATCCGTCGAGGCCGGGATCGAAGTTCAGGGCCTCTGCACACTCCTGGTCGTGGATGGCCGTGGGGTCGTCGAACGTGTTGATGCCGCGAGAGAACGGGCCGACGATGATGGCCTTGCGGGTGGTCACCAGACCTCCTGGATCGTCGGGTACACCATGTGAGCGACCTCGCGCTCCTCTTCGGCCTGCTCCTCCAGAGCGCCACGGAAGTGGCCCTCCTTCATCTGAGCTCCGTTCCAGTCCTCGTCCATCTCGTAGCACTTCCAGAGGACGTAGTCGACGACGGCCTGGAAATACTTGTCAGGCACATCGAGCATCTGCTCCTCAGAGCCCGTCAGAGGGGTCGGGTAGCGGGTGTAGTAGAGCGCGATCTCCTTGGCGGTGTCCGGGTAGGGGTAGAGGATGAACTCTCCGCCCCACTCGTACCAGCACACCGGAGCGCCCGACTGTGTGCCGTGAGGGTCGCTGCCCTGGATACGCATCTGCGCCTCGGCCATCTCGACCGGCTGAATCGGGCTGCCGTCGTAGGTCAGCGACTCGACCTGCTGAATGAGCTCGACAGGGAACTCGTAGCTGGCCTGGCCGGGCACGCTCATCGTGACGCTCTTGGCCTTGAAGATCTTGTTCTTCGTGTTGATGGCCTGCTGGGCATCGTTGGCCCACTGGAGGATGTCGGGGTCTTCGAGCTGCACACCGGCCTCATCACCGAACAGGCGCTTTACAGCACGCTTCACCATCCCGTAGCTTCGGGTGCTCGGCCTGAGCGTCATGACTACCTCCGGAAGGTCTGCCCGCCGTGGCGGAAGAAGTGCTTGTGATCCCGTCCACCGGAGACGAGGTTCGCCAGCAAGTCTACCCGCTCCTCTCGCTCATCATCCTCCTGCTTCTGCTTGAGGATCTCCGAGGCCAGTCGCTTGGCCTCCAGGCGGTTGAAGATGGCGTCGGGGCTGTGCTTGCGGAAGTCGCCCTCCCAGATCCACAGCAGGATCGCCTCGGGGTCGTCCAGCTCGCGCTCGGTGAGGTACTTCACGACCTGTCGGCCGCGCTCCGGCGTGTTCTCGACGATGCGGAACGGCTTCGTGTCGTCCACGTCCCGAGCCATCGACGGGACGAACTCCAGCGACAGTGACTCGTTGTAGTCCGCGAGGACCTCGGCGAATCGTTGGTGCTTCCGCGAGATGAAGTCGCTCACGGTGCTGTCGTAGATCTTGGCTTCTCCGGCTGAAAAGGTGTTCATGACAGGTATCCTACAGGGCCGTGCCGTAGTCCACACTTTGCGAGATGGCCCTGTTGGTGCCGTCGACAGGAATCCACTCGTCCCACGTCCCTGGCACCAGGACAGGGCTGGCGATTTCGAGCATCTGCTCTTGGGAGAGAAGACCGAGCTCAGACGGGACCCTCGCCAGCCTAACGTTGTCCTTGGTGAACAGGTCGACGTAGGTATTCTCTGGAAGGATCATCGAAAACCTGCTGCTGTTCTCGTTCCGTGAGCTGGCCCCCCACACCACTCGTATGTACCCGCCCCCGTCTCGGAAGTCAAAAGGCCCCAAGGAAAAGCCTGGCGGGAAGAACTCGAAAGACCATGAACTCGTCACACCTGGGGTGAAGCTGTAGGAGAGCGCCTGGTATGCGAGGAACAGCAGAGAGAACCCCGTCATGTAGTAGCCCATCGGCTGCCACGGGAACTCTGCCCCGTAGCGGAAATAGAGCTGGTCGTCCCGAATGCCGTCGTCCATACGGCAGATCTGGAACCGCTCGATCCCCTTGATCGTCGGCTCGGCCATGTCAGCTCCTTCCGACAGGGTCGACACCTGAGGGGTTGGAGATCATCATTATGCTGGCCCCTCGGACGTCCGCGAGGTCGTATCCGGCCTGGTCGGGGATGACTGCTGCCCACACAGGCTTGCCGAGGGCAAGGGCTGCGTCGTACATGCTCTGGTCCGCGTCGTAGCGCACGCCGATCAGGTCCCACTTGTCGGTGTGGTAGGTCGGCGTGAGCTTCTCGATCTCGGTGCCCCAGTAGTTCATGGTCACATAGCCGCGCGCCTTTGCAGCGACTACAAGGTCGGAGCCGGTGATGGGGCTGTCGAACTTGATGACGATCTTCTCGGGGCCGCCAATCTCGTCGCAGATGTCGAGCATCGCGTTGATCTGGGGCGTCTCCCCTGCGCCGAACTTCGGGTCGACCGCGACGACGTGGTGTGGGGTGTACTTCGTGAGGAACTCCTCCAGGCGGTAGAACGGCTGGAACTGGCCGGGCACCACCGGACGGAGCTTGTTCTGGTAGGTGGCCGCCAGCGTGGCCCAGGTCATCGTCGTCGGGTCCACACTGCCAGTCACGCCAGCTGCGGCGTCGAGGTAGCGGTCACCGAGGCCGAAGGGGACCAGGTCGCTGGTCCAGCCGCAGGAGAACTCCAGCGCGCCATAACCGCGCCGCACGGAGCGGTCGTAAGCCACCTCGGAGAACTCTGGCCAGTCAAGCGAGCCGCCCCGGTGCGAGACCGTGGCTCCACCCTTGGCAAGCAGTGCGTCGACGTCGTTGAACCCCGGCAGCCAGAGGGAGACGCTGTTGGGCGTCTTCCGTTCGCCGTCGTCATCCAGGTAGGTCAACCGGGCTGTGGTCCCATCTCCGATCTTTACAGGAAGCCCGGACGGGGGCTCGATGCTGCTGGTGCGGACGATCAGCGAAGCTGACTTCGGGTCCGTCGCCGTCCCTGCCCATGTCGTAGCGAGCGCCGGAACCGACAGGGAGCCGCTCTGGTTCAGGAGCGTCGAGATCACGAGCCCTGTGCGCGATACCGCCGTGTTCGAGTTGTCGAGGACAGTCGCCGGGGAGCCACCGGCCGTCTGCGCCACGAGGGCGGCATTGAAGCCTGCGGGGACGCTGGAGGGGACGACGGAGTTGCCTGCCGTGAACTCAGCACCGACGAGAGCGATCACGCTGAACGGCTCGCCTCCTGCCGTGTCCGAGGGCACCGTCGCCGTCGTACTGTACCGGACACCGCCGTCCGGGAAGTTGTCCAGGTCCACACCTGTGATAATGCCGAGGGCCGCGATGATCCGAGAGGACCCGCCGCTGGCGATACCTGTAAAGGTATAGCTGAGAGAGCTCTCCGCTGCAACGGACGGGATGGCCTTGTAGAAGATCCCGAGGAAGCGGTCGGCGGGGACAGTCCCGCTCCCAGACCGTGCCCAGCCAGTCGGCGGCGTGATGTCGGTGGCTGGAGACGCCTGCGAGCGTGCGAAGAATACGAGCACGTCCCCGTCCTGCACGCCGAGCGAGGAGAAGTTGGCAACGACGGAGTTGCCCTGCTCGGCGAGCGGTATCAGTGCCCTGAAGCTCACGGCCATTACGGCACCTCTATGACGAGGGTGTAGGCGGGCGTCCCTGCCGGAACCGTCCCTCCATTCTCGATGTAGACCGCCTCTGCGACACCGAGAGTGTTCAGCCCGGCCTTATTGCTGCTCGGGAGGGTGCCGTCTAGCGCGGCAAGGAAGTAGGCATACCGAAGATCCGACAGGGATGCCCCGTCCATGTCTTCGAGGACGGACTCGTAAAACTCTCGCTCTGCGTCTGTGATGCTCACGGCTGCTCCTAAAATAGAGGACGGCCCCTGAAGTCTATCAGGGGCCGTCCCGCGCTCCTACAGCGCTTGAGGGGGTCAGCCCTCGGTGATGTCCTTGATGACACCGTGAGTGTTGCGTCGGTCGGTTCCGAGCTCGTGACGCTCGACGAGCTGGGCGTACCAAGCGTCGTAGACGCCGTTGGCGTCGTGGAGCTGCTTGAACATCGAACCGTCGCGGTCCAGCCAGTCCCAGTCCTTGTCGCGGTAGAACGTCAGCGCGTCCTCGTTGATGTACCACTGGGTGCCGAGAGGCGCGTCGACATCGGCCACGACAGGGATCTCGCCCTTGTCGGTGGTGAACGCAAGGCCGGTGAAGCCGCCCTTGAAGTCCTGGTCGTTGACGATGGTGCGCAGCTGCGACAGGAGGTTCCAGTACGCACGGCGGACGCCGAGGCTCTGGAAGATGACCGTCGTGCTGCCGCCACGGGTGCGGATGCGGTCGGTCATCTGGACCATCAGCTGCTCGGTGATGGCTCGGGGGGTGCCGCCGTTCGCGTCGACCTCGGAGCGCCACTCGGGCTCCACGGCCGGGTTGATGTTGTAGACGACAGAGGTGTCGTCCACGATGGCCGCGAAGCCGGTGATCTCCTTCGACAGGGAGCCCTGCCGGGTGATGATCTGGTTAGCGGACACGGTCGGGGCTGCGCCCGAGACGGTGACCGTGTTGTTCGCCACGTCGACGCCCGTGATGACACGGTTCGAGATGGCGATGGTCGAGGGGAGCGTGACGATGTCGACGTTCGAGCCGACCCAGAACAGGCGCGCATCCTTGACCGGGATGACGTTGCCGGTCGCAGCGCCGGTGATGACACCGATTGCGCCGGAACCGTTGCCGTAGATCTGGCGGTTCATGTCCTTCTTGACGTCGACCTTGAGGCGCTCGATCTCTTCGTCCATCGAGCGGGCGAATGCCTTCTCGTCGGTGTCCGCGAGGTCGATGGCCTGGCCGGTGATCTGGAAGCCGCCGTAGGCGCTCTTCAGGGCGAGACGCGCAGCCGCGTAGCCCTGCTGACCGGGGATGGGCAGCGGGTCCATCTCGTTCCGCGACCCGATGCCGGAGTTGCGGCGGGTGTGGATCGGGAACGTGACGTACTTACCGTTCGTCTCGCGGCTGACGCCGGAGCCCGAGCGGGTCACGCGCTTGATCGTGGTGATCTCCTCGTTGAGCTGACGCCGGATCTTCCCGGTGTATACCTCCTTGAGGTATGGCTCAATCGTGGCGAGGGTGGCAGCCATTGGACTGTCCTTTCGTGCAGAGGGTGGGAGGTGTTACTTCTTGCCCGTCCGGAGCAGCTCCGCCAGCATGTCCTGGCTCTCCTCACGGGAGAGCTGGTCCACTGGCTTGCGCTGTCCGGTCGGAACACCGCCACCCGATCCGAGGAGTCGGGGGGCTGAGTCGTTCGGGCGCGGGGCAGATCGGATGCGATTCACGAGCCCGAGGTATTCCTTCGCCACGTCCTCTAGAGAACGGATGTTCTGCGGCCCTGAGGCTGCATACTGGAAGTGGCGCTGGTAGATCTCCTGACGGTCTTCGTCCGTGAGCTCAGGGTGAGCCTTCTCGAATGCGTCGAACTCCTGGGCGACCGACTGCTCCATCCGAGCATTCAGCTGCTCCATCTCCTGCTTCTCAGCCTGAGCCTGGAGGAACTGCTGCTGCTCTTCGAGCTTCTGCTGAAGCTCAGCAATCTTCTTGTCGCTGTCGGAGAGGAGGTCATCCTCTTCGTTGGCCTCGTCGATGGCCTGCTTGACCTCAGCCTGCGTCTCCGGCAGCCTGCCGTTCTCTTCCAGGAACTTGTGAAGCGCCTGGTAGGTTCCGACAGGGTCGTCGTTGATGCGCTGAAGTGTGGCGAAGCCCTGAGTCACCGCGTCGGGCGTGATGCCCCGTTCGTCGAACTGCTTCCACGGATCGTACTTGGAGTTGGCCTTCGTGATACCGCTGTTGAACCCCTTTTCAATTTCAAGGAGGTGCGGCTTGATGGACTCGAACTGGAGTCCCAGCTCCTGTCGAATGGGCTCGAATACGGGGTTGTACCCGTTCTCGTGCTCCTCCGTCTGCTGCTGAGGTTCCTGCTCTACGAGGCTGTTCTCTTCGGTGATCTCCACCTCAGAGTCTTGGCCCTGGTCTTCGAGGTCCATCTCTATCCTTTCCGCTGTACTCGAACTATCGAGCCTTGGCTGATGTGGTTACTGTAGCACACCCTTTACAGGGATCTCACGCTTCCGGCTCAGTCGGTTCGACGTAGCGAACCGGAAGCTCCACGCCGACCGAGCGTGCGATCTGCACGAGGTCGTTGCGGTTGCACTTGTCGAGATACGAGTCCTTGTAGTTGCCTCCGGTGTCCGCCGCCTTGATGGCCGCTCGGAGGTCCGACAGCGGAGTCCGAAGCGGCCGGAACGGGTGCTTCGGTTCGATGTCATTGGTGAGGTCGACGGTTGCCATGATCCAGTCCTTTGTCAGGCACCGGGCGGGAGTGCCGGTGCGGGGCCTACGATACCAGGGCCGCCCGTCTCCTGAGTGAGACCGGGGCCTTCAGGAGCGCCACCCCCTGCACCCTCTTCCTCAGGGGGCATTCCGCCACCCATCATCATCTGCTCCAGCATCTGATTCTGCAAGAGGGACTTGTGCATCTCGACGTGCTTGTCGAACTCGGCCTTGACCTCGTCCGGCAGCGTCTCGTACTCCTGGCCCATGCGGTAACGGTTGTGGACGTCGATGTGGATCGCGTGCATGTCGAAGTCGTCGGCCGGGATGAACGGAGGGATCATCTCCTGGAGGGCAGCCACGACCTCGGGGTCCTGAGCCAGCATCTCGGGAGACACCGGCACGGGGGGAGCAACCGGCTGCCCCGTCGCTTCGTCGATCTCAGGCTCGGTGCTCAGGCTCTCAGACATCTCTGTGAGCATCTGCTGCATGTTCTGTTCGGTGTGCTGCTGAAGCAGAGCCATACCCTCTTCGTTCTTCAGCGACTTCATCTTGGTGTTCTCGCGCTGTGCCTTCTTCTCGGCCACGGACACAGTATCGAGCACCTTCTGAGCACCTCCGACCTCCAGGAGCCGGAGCGCCTGATTCGGGTCCTGGAGGATGCCGACAGAGAACATATCCATGACGGCAGCACGCTTGGCTGCCTGGCTCTGACCGATGCTGGAGCCCGGCTCCACGCGGATGTCCGAAGCACCGTCGACGTCGGCTCCGGCGAGCAGTGCGCTGTCGAATGCACCGTCAGCTCCAACGACCTTGATCCTGCGGGGCACGTCCACGAACTGCTGGAAGAGCGACAGGGTCTGCACCGAGATGCGCTCGAAGGCGTCCTCGACGTTCTGGTACTGGGCCGTCAGGTAGTTGTCGTCCGTCTCCTTCAGGAAGGCTAGGGCCGTTCCCGCAGTGACGCCGGTCGGGGTCGAGCCCTTCGACACCTCGTGCTGTCCGGAGAGGTCCTCGAAGTCCTGGACGATCTGCGCAGGCTGGTTCGTGACATACTCCGGCAGCGGCTGGAGGGGGATCGGGCTGGGCGGGGGTGTGCCCGGCCGGTAGAGGATCACCTGACCCGGCTCGTTCGTGAGTCGGCCGGGGACGATGGACCCCTGCTGAGCGAGCAGCTGAGGGTTGCCCATCCGCTTCGCCGCCACGCCGATCTGCGTGCGGACGTCGTTGAACTCCTTCTGGAGCTCGATGAGGTCAGCGAGAGGGCTGTCGGCGAAGAAGGTGTCGTTCGAGAGGTGCTCGATCTTCGTGTACGGGTACTCGCCGTGCTTGTACGGCATCCCGTCCATGTACGCACCGACGAGGACATCATCCACGAGGATCACGAGACCGCCATTCGGCAGCAGCGGCGTCGTTCCGGGCTTGACCCACGCCTCCAGGATGACGACGGCATCGAGCTCAGACTTCGTAGCATTCGACAGGGTGTAGAACGCCTCGTCAAGCAGTGTGTTGGAGGAGGACTGAGAGGGCTTGAGCTCCTGCCCCTTCAGCTCCTCGGCGTACTGCTGCCTGCACCATTCCATCGGCTTGACCTGCGCCTGGATGATGTAGGGCTGGTCGTCGACCTCACGCTCGCGGAGGTCGGGAACGAAGATGTGGAAGGGGGTCACCGAGCGGTACATGATGTCGCCGGGCTGGCCGGACGTCTTGTCGATGACAGTGGGGTCCCACCACGTCTTCAGGAAGCCGTTGCCGGTGATGATCATCCACCACACGGCCTTGCTGTACTCTCGGCGGAGCTTCCGCTTCGAGGTATAGCTCTCGATGACCTGCTCGCCTGCATAGGCTGCCCGGATGTCCTCCTCCTCGCTCGTGGCAGGGACAGCAGTCACGGATGGCAGCGTCGACAGGAACTTGCTCTGCTCCGTCCGGACGAAGGACCGGATACGGTTCACCGTTCGGCGGTGCATGTACGGAGGGGCAGGCTTCGCCTTGAGCTGTGCTCCCGGCACCGCCTGGCCCATGATGTCGATCCACTGGTGGCCGAAATGGAAGGACATGAAGGTGTACCACTGGCGGTGCTTGCGGGTCTTCTGGCCGCGAGAGCGAGAGAACTCGTTCAGGACCCAGGAGACGAGCTTCTTGCCCTCGTCGGACTCCCGGAAGCTGTAAAGGTCGAACCCCTCGGCTTCCGGTGCGTGTACGACCGATGTTCCGGCGTTGGCGTCGGCATCAGCCGAAGGCACCGGGGAAGAGGTCTCCGAGGACGCCTTCCTCTTCAGCGGTGAGGGACTCATCTAGCTCATCCTTTGCGTTGCGCCTGTCGGCAATTCGTTCAGCCTCAGCCTCCGGCGAGGGGTCGTAGCTCTCATCATACGCGGAGACACCGTTCATCGACATGATCGCCTGGTACTCCCATGCATTTGTGGCCCGCAGCTGAGCGAACGCCTTCTCCAGTAGACCGAGCTGACCCGTCTGGAGCTCTGCTGAGACCTCGGATTGCGTGCGGGAGGTCTCCACGACAAGGGAGAGCGCTGTCTTGAACTCGTCGCGGAGAGCCGCACGCTCGCGTTCAGCTCTGCGGCGAGCTGTCAGCAGGAGAAACGCCAGAAGGATCGACGTGCTCCAGCCAACGGCGCAGAACACTGACAATGCTGTAAAGATCTCCACCGAGTTCCTCCCTGAGTCCGTCCAGCTTGCCCTTGTTGTAGGCCGCCTGGATTGCGATGCTGTCGTCGTTCTGCTTGATGATCCCGAGCTCACGGGCCATCTCGGCGACCGTGTCCTTCGACAAGTAGATGCGGCCGAGTATACGACCGCCAGGGCCTTCGATGTCGCGGCCGGTGTCGATGAACGGGCCGACTGCCGTCCCTGTGACGTAGTCCACGCCAGGGAGCCGCTCAGGGGCGTTCGTGACTGTGAAGCGAGAAGCCATCACCAGATCCTTTCCAGATCGTCGAAGTCGTTGACTTCCTGAGTATCCCACGTTTCGTTGAGCATCACCACATCAGGGTCGTTGTTGAGCACGGACATCATCTGCGTGAACGACAGATGTACCGGGGCCTTCTCGAAGATCTCCTGCGACGAGGGGCGGAGATCCGGCATGAGCGTGGCGAAATACTTGGCGGAGTCGAAGGAGTGGTCGTCCTTCTTGTGGACCTCCTCCTTCTTGTTCATCTCGTAGCTCTTCTTGTCGGACTCGTACCCGGCCCACCTCAGCCGGGACATCTCGCGGATGAAGTTCGAGCAGTCCGGGGAGACCATCCACATCGGAGTGTTCTCGCCCCACGGGGTCTTGTCCTTTACAGCAAGGTACTGCTGCATCTTGTCGATGCCGATCTGTGGGTCCTTCGGAATGCCCTCGGTGCCGATGTAGATCCCTCGGCGGGCGTACTCGCTGATGACGCTCGTGCCCGTGTTCATCTGCTTCTGGTTGCCCGCAGGGTCGCCGACGCGAACCTCGGGCTGCTTGTACCAGGCCGACTCCTTCTCGTGGATGATCCGGGCGTGTTCGTCCGTCGTCATGAAGCTCTTGTAGTGCTCGCCGAAGGTGTAGATCCGGCCGTCCGGAGCCACGGCGTGCCAGAGCCATGCTGTCGGGTTGTTCCAGCCGAAGTCGGCGCTGGAATACCAGGCCCAGCTTCGGAACTCTCCGATGTCGAGCGGTTCCGACAGAACGTGTGTCTTCTTCTTGAAGTTCGGGAAGACGAGACCGCTCTTGGCGACGAAGGCACCCTCCTCGCGGATGTGCCGCTCAGCATCGTCCATTGCGATGTAATACTTCCCACGCTCCTCCGCATCTGCTTCGAGGTAGGGGTTGTCCGACTGCTTGAGCTGGACGCAGAAGATGAAGTCTCGGGCTGGGACGCCGTTGATCTCGTCGTCGTTCTCCCACGGCTCCCAGATGTAGTCGTAGGTCCATCCCATGCCCTGCACGGCGGTCGCTGCGATGACCCAGAAGCCATTGAAGTCGATGAGACGCATGAGGTTCTCGTTGAAGATCGGCTGAGGCGGGATCTCGTCGAAGAACACGAAGTGCAGAGGCACACCGCCGTGCTTGTCGAGGTCCATTCCGTGCGTCAGGAACTGGATCGTCGAGCCGTTCTTGAAGGTGAACGTCAGCGTGCGGTTATCCCAGGAGTCGTCGAAGCGACCGTTGACGAGGTCGCTGGTCGCGCACCACCGCTTCAGCTTCGGCAGGATGATATCCTCGACACCCTTGACGATGTCGACGACCACGAACCGGCCTCGGATCGGGCCGTTTCCCCAGCTCTCTGGCCGGTCGAGGTAGGGGTGCGTGTTCGTACACCACCAAATCGCTTCCATGACCTCGGCGTCGGACTTACCTGCTCGGTTGGCTCCGGCGACGTAGCGGCCAAGGCAGGGCGACTTATGGAAGGACTCCTGCTTGGGGTAGGGCACGTAGCTGTAGCGGTTCCCTCGCTTGACCGGGTTCTCCAGCTCAGAGAGTGCGAACTCCAGAAGACCTTCGACGGTGTTGTTGTCTCTGCCGCGCTTTACAGCCATCGGGACGCCCTTCTACGAGCTGCTCTGATCGACTGCCCCTAGACGAACGAGCGCGGAGATGATCGAGGGGAGGATAGACGCCGAGACGCTGCGCTGCCCGTTGATGGTCACGCCTTCGAGCAGCAGAGCGCTGTCGGAGCCGTCGTGCTTGTGGCTCCCCGGAGCAGCCTGCGTGTCTCGGGGGCCGAGGGTGTGGTGGACTGACTCTCGACGGACATCAGTGTCGGCGTTGAGGTGGATCTTCTCAACGTCCTCCGCACTGATGCCGCCGAAGTCGATGTCAGCCATTGTCAGAGCTTTCGCGGGACGTTCGGCGCGGTGACCGACAGGCCGAAGACACCGGCCAGGAAGCCGGTGACGGCCATCGCCGGAGTCGTCCAAAAGGACCAGTCGAACGCAGGCGCATTGACGTCCAGGACGATGGCTGCCGGGATGAGGATCAGTGCTGCGCCCAGGACGATGTTCGCCACGAGGCGAACCGTGGGGTTCTGCACGACCACGTTGGGCGTGTTGTCGACAGAGATGGGCTGGTCGAAGGACATGGTTACTCCTCGGAGTCGGTTACTGCGTTCAGGATATCAGTCTGCGTCGACAGAGTCTCGTCGAGCTTCTGCTCCGTGATCCCGTGCAGCTCTTCGAGACGCTGGACGGACTGCTTCAGGCTTGCGATCTCACGGTAGTCGAGATTGACCTTCTCCTCAATCCTGTTGGTCTGATCTCGAAGGCTCTTGCCACTGTTCGGGAACAGTTCGTGATGAACGAGGTTCACCTTCGTCGCCACCTGTCGCTGCGTGTACTCGATCCCTTGGAGTCGCTCGAAGAGGCCCGGCCTGGCTTCTCGACCGGGCCGAGCCTCTTCTCCTGCGACGTCGTTGACGAAGGCGACGAACTTCCGGATGACCGGAAAGCCCTTCACCATTGCCAGGATTATCCCCGCAGCCAGCAGTATCCACAGGACAGCTGTCCACAGGTCGACGTTCTCAAGGATCTCCTTGAACTGCATGAGGTCAGCCGATACCGTTGACCCGGCGCTGGAGGTTGCGGATCTCCGTCTCATCCGTCAGGGTGGGGAAGCCCTTGCCTGCGTGAGGCCCCAGGAACGTAGCCTGCGAGCCCTGAATGAGGTACAGACCGCCGCGTCGAGCGCCTGCCTTGCCCTTGATGTTGATGATCATCGTGTCCTCCTCGGACGTCGTGCTGGGGACTCCAGCGGGGGTCTTGTTGGGGGTGCTCGCCGGGGCTGCGTACTTGCCGACAGTGCCGGTGAACTCGATGTGCCACGGCTCAACCTGCGAGAAACCGTAGCCTGCGGGGTTGAAGCCGAACCGCGAGGCGTTGGCCCGAAGCCACTTCGCACGGACGCTGCCCGCTCGCGTGACACCAGCGTCCCAACCGCTGTCCCGCACGTCGAGAGCTCGTGGGCCGCGAGGCCCGTTCTCTTCGTGGTTGGAGAAGCCGACAGGGGCTGCAAGCCCGCCTCGGCCTGCGAGGTGGGCGTCACGGAGCTTCTTCTGCTCGGCCGCCGTGCGGGTGCCGCTGGTCACGAGCAGGTCGAGGCTGAACTCCTTCTCGAAAGCCAACCGCAGCGCCCGGAAGGCAGCGGCGACGTTCTTCTCGACCCGCTGGCCGTCGATTCGTTCGTACTGGTAGCTCATCTCGCCTCCCTTTACAGCAAGGTGACCCACTGGCCGCCCTGATAAACCTTCATGGGCTTGATCGCCCAGTTACCGGACAAGTATACCTTCACTGGCTTGCCGACAAAGTCCCCACTCAGCTGCACCTTTGGATAGCCGGTTCGGGTGATGTTGCTCGTGACGACGTTGCTCCAGGTGCCGTTGCCGTTGGCGTTCTTCGCCAGTACGCGGAAGTACCAGTTCCCTGTGTCGAGGACTGGCGAGGTCCAGGTGAGCACGTTGCCGAGATCAACGTTCGTCGCCCCGGAGAAGTTCGAGTTCTTGCTGTACTGAACCCGGTAGCCGGTGATCGACGAGCCGCCACTGTTCGGTGCCGTCCATGTCAGCTTCGTCTGGGTCGCCCCGATGGCCGTCCTGCTCAGCTTCGGCGGTCCCGGTGTCGCCGAGAGCGTCTTGCCGCTGAACGTCGTCGACCACGGCCCGGTGGTGTCCTCGTAGTCCGTGACGGGATTGCGCCCGGCCGCCTGGAAGTAGTAGGTCGTGTCCGGGTCCAGGCCCGTTACGGTGGTGGTGCCACTAGATGCGACGGTCTTCGCTCCGGACATATTCGAGCTCTTGCTGTACCGCAAGACCCATCCGGTCGTCGTCATCCCGCCGTTGTCGTTCGCGGAGAACCGAGCTCGCAGAGAGGAGCTCGTAGCAGAGTCGACCCCGATGGGGGTAGGGGCCTCCGGAGCCTGTGCCCACTGGAGGGTCCCCGACAGGGAGGAGCCCCAGCTGCTCGATCCGGAGGACTCCGTGCTGCCTCCGCCGCCTCGGCGGAAGTTGACGCCGCCGCCGCCCCAGTAGATGCCATAGGGGAAGGTGCCGCCTCCCGCCGTCTGCACGTTGACGCTCATCGTCTTCTTCGTCGGCGTGCCCTGCGCACCGTATCCCGTGTAGCTTCCACGAGCTCCCGCGAAGTACGGCCGGATATTGACCGTCCCGGACCTGCCTGCGACGTATAGGCTCAGGCTGACGGTGCGGATGTTCCGACTGCCGTTCGCCATTGCCCGGCCTTGCGGCACGGTCACGTTGCTGTAGATGTAGAACGAACCGCCCGGCGAGATGTAGCTTGTCGTCGCCGGGCTGTCCGTTCCAGGGAGCGTGAGGGTAGGCATGTCAGTTTGTGTCCACCCAGAGCCAGCCCTCTTCGGGGTTGGCGGGAGCAGTCTTCCCGACCGGGACAGTCAGCTGGTCCCATCGACCGGCGTCATCCCGCCAGCGGAAGCTGTTCCCGTTGATCGTGACGGCCTGGCCGGGGAACGGGTCGGCAGGGAAGCTCACGGCGTCAGGGATGCCGAGAAACTCATCGATCTTCTGGAGGTTCTGGTTGATGCGGTCGATGTCCGCGACCTCGTCGTCGCCACCGATGTTGAGCGACCCTCCGCCAGGGAGGTAGAAATTGACTCGTGCTGTAAAGGCAGGCACTACTCCTCCAACCCCTTCATCGTGTTCAACGAGTTCATGACGGAGCCCTTCTGCATGACGGCCTCCACTTCCGCGAGGATCGCGTTCTTCTCGTCCTTCGAGGATACATGCTTCAGCACAGCCTCCACCAGAACGAGCACCACCTGTCGGGCGTTGTTGACCTCCTGCTGCTGCGGGTTGTACCGCCCGGAGATCTCCAGCACCTTTTCGATGGCCCGCTGGTCCCCGGCGTCGGCGTTGCCGATCAGCTTGTTCATGGCGACGTGGACAGCGTCTCCGAGGTTCTGCTCTGACCTCTGAGTGAGCGTCTGGGCGAACAGCGGCTGCCGCATCCAGTTCTGGTACTGCGGCATCGAGACGCCGAGCTGCCGCAGCTTCGTGTTCAGCGTGCGGCGGTCGGTCGGGTCCGACAGGAGCTGGATCGCCATCGCCTGAAGCGGGCTGATGCCGGAGTCCCGGCTGGCTGTGATGCCTCGGATCTCCAGCGCCTCGGCAAACTCGTCTGTGGACCACGCCTTCGAGTAGGTCTTCTTCGGGATGTTCTTCCAGAGCGCGTAGACCTCGTCGATAGAGGGCATGTAGCCGAGCCGGGTGTAGGCGATGTTGACGGCCGCCAGTATGTCGCGGAAGACGACAGGGTCGAAGCCCTCCGGCACCGGAGATCGCTTGACCCTGCCATCCTGCTGGACGACCACGACCGAGTCGTCGTCGTCGAGAGAGAAGACCTGCTCAGCCACGGTTCTGCCACCTATCGATCAGCCACCCCGCCCCGACGAGCAGGAGCAGTCCGGCAACGAGCCACAGCGGACCGACGACCTCGTACATGGCCGGGTCAGGCACTCGTGCCTCAAGCATGGTTCTCGCCCCACTTCCTCATCGACGCCTCCAGCGCTGCCGTGTGCGGATACCCCATGTCGGTCAGGGCTGCCATCACCGGCATCGGCATCGTGTACGAGACGCCCTTGGCGTAGCGTTCGACGAGCTGGTCCGGAGCTGCCAGCAGTGCTGACATGCGCGAGACCGAGCCTACCGCCTTGACGAGTCGCATGAACGGGTTCATGTCGGAGTCGCGCACTGGGTCGGGCATCGTCTGAGCGGCTCGATGCTCGTAGATCCAGTGCTCGTAGGCGCTGGCGAGATCGATGGACGGGCCATAGACGCCCGTGATCTCGTCGTCGAGGTCGATGCCCTTCTCCCCGGCGATGCGGTAGAGATCCGTCAGGACGCGGTCGCCCATGTGGGAGTGCCGTCCCTGGCTCAGCCGCAGGAGGTAGGGCTTGCTGTAGCCCCCCTCGACCTGGAACTCGACTCGCGTCATACCGAGCTTGTCGAGCGCCCAGTCGAGGGGGTTGCGCTGCACTCGATGGATCTTTACAGCCATTACAGCTCCTCAGCCTTGAGGACCTGCACCTCCACTGCCCGAAGGTTCATGTCGTAGTCGGTCCCGAGATCGAGAGAGATCACCCGGCCGTCAGGCACCTCGTCCTTCACATGGGAGTGAGCCCTTTCGAGCGCCCCGAAGACGTTCTCGACGCTCAGCTCAGCGACAGGCACGCTCACTTTGTACACTGCACCTGAGGCTTCCAGCGGTTCGTCGGTCTCGCGGTAGTGGGTCTTCACCGCCCCGTCCGTCGCGGCCCGGAAGACGTTGTCGATCTCGTCGTAGAAGACCCAGTCGCCGGGCTCCAGGATCTCTGTGCCGCCGACGCTCGGCAGGTACAGGCGGTCGGCGTTGGCCGTCACGTTCTGGAAGGAGAGCTTGTCCTGAATCCAGGTCGACAGCTCGGCGTAGTTGTCGCCTGTGAACTGTGTGGCCTGGACGGGCCGGGCGATGAGCTCCAGCGTCTTGATGTCCATCAGATGATCCTTACTTCGTTGGTGTTGAGGCGGCGGTACTTCTGCCGCAGAGTCTTCTCGCTCGTCAAGCTGCGATACAGCTTAGGGTTGACGGCGTCCACGGGGGCAAGCACGAAGCTCCGGGTCAGGTCGGAGTTGTAGATGATCTTCTCGATGAAGACCACCCGCGTTCCCTTCCCACCCGTGTCCGCTGTGCTCAGGATGTCGCCGGTATGCAGCCACATTCCCTCGCGGACGCGCTGTGCTTGCCCCCGGACGTTCACGCCAGGTCCCCGTGAACCCAGGCGTCGAGGTCCTTCGCCTTGTCGATGTCGCCACCGATGATGTTGAGGATTCCGAGGCGGGCCTGGATTCGCTCGAAGCTCGCGTTGTCGCCTCGGGTGTAGACCTCGAAGGCAGGGCTTCCCGGCCGGTTCAGGACGAGGTCACCGACACGAACACGCTGCTGGAGCGCGACGATGTCGATGCCGGGGATGATCGTGTCCGCCCACTGAGCCAGGATCTTCCGGTCCATCTCGGAGCTCAGCTCGAACAGGCTGAGCTCGCCGTTCTCGACAGGGGCGTTCTCGTCGATGCCTTCGTCGGCATTCTCGAAGTAGTCGGGCATGGTGTCGGTGTTCATCGTGTGTACCTGAGCTTTCCGATCCAGGTGAGGTGGTGGGTGTGGGGTGAGGTGTCCGCACACCCTCGGCACTTCCGTGTCGAGAGTCGGACGATAAGCCAGCTCATTTGAATATCGCCTTTCCGGCCCACATCAGGGCCTCTTCGAGGTGGGTGAGCGCGAGGCTGAGCTCGCGTCCGTCTTTGATCTGGTCGGCCATCGTCTGTGCCGCGTCCAGGACCTTCGCCTGGATCTCGGTCTGAACGATCCTGCGACGGTCGATGTCGTCCGGCGTCGGGCTGCTCTGCGCAGTCATGAATCGATCAGCGACGTCCGGAACCGGATCGTCCCATTTATTGAGTGCCATCGTGTCCTCCAATCAGTAAGGGGCTGTGTCAGGATTAAGTATCCCAACACAGCCCCTTGCTGTCAAGCCGAAGGTCAGCTGGCCTGCTTCTCCAGCTCGTCGAGGACCTTCCGGATGTCCGCGATGGCCGTGGCCTCCAGCGTCAGCGGGTCCGGGCCGACCCAGCCGAGCATCGACACCTTCAGCACCGGAACGGCGACGTGGTTCATGTCGATGGTCGCTGCGACCTGGCCCGAGGACGCCGACAGGACGCCCTTCTCGGCGACGGCCTTGTTGAAGTCGACCTTCTTCTTGCGCGTGGCGGGCTTGGCCTCCTTGGTGACCGGCTCGCCCTGCTCGGGTGCCTTGTCGATGCCGACCTTGGCAGCGGCTGCCTCGGTCTTGCGGATCTCCTCGGCGGTGACGTCGTCAAGGGCAGGCGGGTTGGGCGCGTCCTCGGCGGCGGACTTCACCTCCGGGGCGGGCTTGGCGGCCTTGGCCTTCGCTGCGGGCTTGGTCTTCGAGTCCGAGGCGGAAGACGGCTGCTTCAGGTCCTCGAACGGGTTCTCATCGGACATTGGGTTACCTCCTAGCTAGTGGGCTCCGACAAGGGTAGCACCCTGCGGCCGGAAGC